GTTGGATGTTGTGTAGCTGGTTACCCGACCGTGGTGGGAATCGAACCCTAAACGCATGCCGTGTTCTGGCAGCCCCGGTGACCAACCGGGCGGCTACATATTATGCTAGTTTGTTTGCAGCTGGAACGTTGTTCCTGGCTGTCTGGCGGCATAGGCCGCTGCGCGTGCCTGGTCTCGCTGGGCACGCCGTGTCAACATCTGCTTGCTCTGGCTGTGCACAGCCTGTTGCACAGCCCGGCGGTTGATGGTCGCCGCTGGATCGTTTGAGAGCGTCGCAAACGTGGGTGGTGGGACATTGCGCGGCGGGATGTAAATCGACAGCGCAGATGTCGGGTCTATCGTCGTGCGCTTGGGCGCATCCTGATTTTGGACGATTAGAGGTGGTCCCTTTATCCATTCCTCCCACGTGGCTAGCTTATTAGCCCACTGTATCCAGCTTGTCGGGTCTATCCCAGTCTCCCGCTCGAACCAGGCGTCGTGATTGTATAGCGACGGCCAAGTCTCAGCGAATTCACGGACATACCAGGGGGTTTCCGCCTGGTTGACCATGCCGGTCTTCCCGGTGATGCGCTCAAGATTGAATTTAAAAGCGCAATAGACTGAGCATGCTGGGTCCAGACTCGCGTAACCAGTCCATTTATCACAAGCAAGTTGCTGGATGGTCCGCGAGGGGTCGCCGAAAGACATGTGCGATTTCCGCAACAGTCGCACGGGGTCTTGATACGAGCCCGTCCCTCCCGTCCATGCGTCTGTAAACACACGGCTTAGGAAGGGGACGGGTTCGCCGTGTCGAATCACCTCGGCTTTGATCACATAGCCAAGGTCATGCCCGACGGCTTCCATTGAGCGTGGGGTGCACGCGGAGACGGAGTCGTCCCCGACGTACAACCCGAGTGCGGCATAAGCCGCTTCCTCTGGCATCCCGTCCAAGCGGTGTGCACAGTAGGATAGCCAAGCGTTGGATATTGTGTTGTGTATGGTGGTAGTGGCACTGCCGGAAAGCTGCGTGCCCGCAGCTGCATATGCGTCGCCAGCAGAGGTCACTGCTGTCGCGTTAGCCTCGGCAAAATGCAAGTCCGTGATCTCATCGGCGTGGTATGGGAACAACGCTTCAAAGAGGGGGACGAGCACAACAGCTGTCAGCGGTGCTGCTTTGCAGGCATCCATTTTAGAGATGTCAGCAGCAATCACTGTGCGTTTGTCCTCTAAGAAACTCACCATCCGCATGGCAACTTTCTTCGGGGGCAGGCCCGCTGTGTACCAACCCGTGTTTTTCTTCAGATATTCAGCTGCAACAAGGGTGAATCGTGATAGCGCGAGGTTGAATTCTGCCGGTAAGGTACTGATGTTCCGCACCGGTCCGCTATTTACGATTGCTTCCTTCTTGAGCATTGAAGACACGACTACCTTCTTCAAGTCCAACACATGTGTCCATGCTTCTACCATCTTGTTCCTCGCTTTCTGGAGTGGGCCGTCTTGTTTTTCTATGACGTAGTCCAGATCCACCGGTTCGAGTTTACGTCCGCCGGTTACCAGGCGCACAAACTCGTGGGCGAAATCTCTATACTGACGAGGGACTGTTGGCAGGGTGTTTCTCGGCTTGTCAACCCGGTCATTTACAGCTACCATGTCGTTGTTTTTGCCCATCATGGGCGCGGAATCAACAACGGCACAGAGCTCGGGTCCGATGCGCCAACCCGTCGGCTTATAAGGCGCGAGTGGGTCAGCTCTCCTGTCGTCTACGTCTTGCAATGCTTGGGCAGGTCTTGTATGGCTATTTCTAGTCGTTGCCCATTTCACCGACCAGTAGTCGGCGAGCATCGCAGCGGACAATGCACGCATTTCGTCTGTGCGAGCGGCAGGAGTTATTGCGTGTAGCAGCGCTGATATTGGGTGCGCAACGGTCTTGGTCCCATGGGTGTTCAGGGTAGCTTGAAGTGCGCATTCCTCCTCCATGGTTAGTGGTACTGAGCAGTATTGCCCTGTTCTCGCTACCCAGTAGAGTCCCGCGTCTTCGAGCTCCCTCCTCGTCACCCATTCACCGTGGATGTTATCAGTCACATCATAGAGTGGACAGCCTGTAAACCGCGGGCCAAAAGGCGCCCACGTGTGACAAATCCATCCTCTCCATGACACCCGATGAGTAATCTTCCAGTAGACATAGTCGCCGTCCCTAATGGTAGTAAAGGTCCAGATGCCGGCCATGTTCTTAATAGTGCCGTTCACTGGTAGGGGCGGTTGCGTTATGACTATGCTAGTATCGGTGTTCACGGTGAGACCATCAGGTGTTGTTGTCCAGTACATTCTATCCCGTCGGCCTGCCGGAGCTGACGGCATAAACACTACTGCATCCCATGATCTTACATCTCCTATCGTGCCGAACGTCAGCCACGACTCGTAGGACACAAAGTCCACGATGCGCTGGCGTCCTTTCTTGGTTGCCCAAGAAGCATCTCGCGCGGCCCGACGAAGTACCAGCCATTCCACACAGCGTGCCGCCCTCCAAATGGAGAACGCGACGCAGCCGGCAAGCATCAACTTCGTTGGAAACCTTGAGGGCGTCTCAACCACAAACAACTCCCAGTCTTCGGCCATACAGCCTAGGCGGGGAAATATATCTGGGATGAACTTGTTGCGGAATGCCAATCCGACCTGATGGAAACAGTCGGCGACTGTGGTTCTCGCAGCATCACGGAGTGCCGTGATTTCAACCCGGAACGTGTCTGAAAAGTCGAGTGATTCGGAAATATGGTTGTAGAGTGTGCGTAGCATGTGTGGTGAACAACCCCCCTAACCGGTCAACACCGGGGGGCAAAGTGCTAATGAGGGTACGCGCATCTCCCCGGTGGCAAGCGCATTTCTGGCCGCCCGCGGGGTCGATGAAGTCAAGCATAAAATTTAAGCCTGGCGATTCCGATGCGCGATGCATCCCTCACCCCTAGTCAAACCGGCGCCCTTACAGCCCCAACCCTTCTAGTTTCCTATACAGGTCAAGCGTGAAATGCGTTGTAGTAGACGTGGAATGCCTCGAATCTACTGGTGGCCTAGCTACGCAGGCACGCCGGCGCTCGTACGGTGTGGAGAATCACCTCACTCCCATGACTGGAGCCTCGACCACGTTAATCCGTAATACGTCGAGCACACCCCGTGCGGGTTGTAGCCGCTGACAAAGCGGTCCCGTACGAGCTGCAAAC